CTGGCTGTACGCAAAACTGGATTTCATGTTAGAACTGTTCCCGCCATCAGGACAAGACAACGAGGTCACCGCCCACAAACATTCATCAATCGGTCTAATATCAAGATTAATGCGAACTTCGTGATACTGGAGAGCAATCAACGGAAGTGCAAGACCAGGATTGCGGCAGTACCAGAACTGGAAAGGAACATACAAGGTAGTTTCAGGAAGTGCGTTACGTGGAGCACACACTTGACGAGGGGCGTTGGAATCGCAAGGCCCATCTACATCCGCGAATTCTGGGTCGGTGATATAAGTTAGTTGTGTGGTGTTACCAATCATATTAAAGTATCCACGTTCTTGTTCTTTTGAAAGAGTAAGTTGATTCCAAATGTGCATCCAGTCACCATACTGACGGTCAATTCGTTGACCACCAATTTCAACTTCCACTTGAGCGATCAATTGCTCACCTGGGAAATCAAGCCATCTTGCGAATGGGGCTAAAGAAGTATTAATTTCTGGTAAAGTGACTTGTAAATAAGTGCGGTATGCGAGATCACCGTTACGTGCCAACGTACAAGTTACTCTGCGACCAAAATCAGCTTGTCCGTTGAATGTCTGTTCGATAGATTCCATCGCAAAATTAGTGTGTCGACGGTATGTTACTTTCCAAAAAGTAATTTGAGGATTGCCTGTAAGATACACATCTTGGGCGCCATAAGCTACTAGTTGCATCAATCCACCACCCATGTTATTATACTATTGCTAAAGAAAAAAATATTTGGAATTACGCCGAATATGTGAAATTTATACTTTTGTTGAAAAATGTTCTGTTATAAACTTCTTAAGGTAATCATCTGATAAAATTTCTTGTTTGCCTTCGTGTTTTTTAACAAAAATGTATTTGTCTTTTTTCTTAACTACGCTCCATCCATCTTGCAATGCATTATATAAAAAAGTCATTTTTTGTATGGTATTTACGTCTGTAACAGGCGAAGATTGTATATTCACACAAACCCCTTCGTGTTCCATATTATATACTTTATAATGAAACAATTATAATAAGTTGTCGTTAATTCTTATTGTAATTTTAAATTAAACATATTATCATATACTAATATTATGCCTATATTCAAACCAAAAAGTTCTAAAATTCTGAATACAACAAGTAAAAATGCTATTACGCTAGACAATAAACATCGTTCTATTATAGATGAAATTACAAATGATGAAAATGAAAAACTACCAAAATTAAAAGAGACTAAACAGCGTTTAAAACAAACATATCAACAAGCAACCACTATAGATGCAAAATTAGATATTAAAGAACAAATCGATCTTATATCGCACCAAATTAAAGAAATAAAAATTGCAAAAAAGAAATATTATTTAGATAATAGTAAGTACGTTTTTGAATATTATGAAACAAAAAAAACAGCATCACAAGGTAACGGACAGTCTACCGTTTTAAATAAATTTTTTAATATAGAAGATGTTTTACATGAAACAAATAATTCTATATCAAACGTGCAAAAATATCTTGCTAATGTGGATGAAAATTATTTGGATATTAACAATTTTGTAGTTCAAACAGACATTTGCCAAAAATGTCTTGAAGGAGAGCTTATCCCTATAGATCATGAAGGAATGTTAGTATGTAATAAATGTTCTGTAAGTGTATCTTTTCTAGTTGAAAATGAAAAACCTTCATACAAAGAACCTCCTAAAGAACTGTGTTTTTATGCCTATAAGCGTATAAATCATTTTAGAGAGATTTTAGCACAATTTCAAGCAAAAGAAACAACACAAATACCCGATGAAGTGTTAAATAATATAAAAAATCAAATAAAAAAAGAACGAATTAAACCGTCTCAATTATCTAATAGAACAGCAAAAGAAATATTAAAAAAATTGGGTTATAATAAATATTACGAACATATTCCATTTATTAAAGATAAACTTGGTATTCGACCACCAGTTATGAGTCAATCCTTAGAAGAACGGTTATGTAGTTTATTTATGGATATACAAGCACCTTATGCGAAATACTGTCCCGATGATAGAGTTAATTTTTTGAATTATTATTACACAGTTTATAAATTGTGCGAATTACTCGAACAAACGGATTTCTTGCCTTTTTTCCCGATGCTAAAAGACAGAGAAAAAAGAATTGAACAAGATGATATATGGAAGAATATATGCAGAGAATTAGGTTGGGAATTTATTCCTACTATCTAGTGTATTATTGATATCTCTAAAGTTTTTACATATATCAAGTATTTGAGTTTTATAAAAAATAAAATTATCAGGATGAGATTTTATAAAAAGAAAAACATTATTAGGGGTCTGTACCACACGTATGTTTCCTTCTACATCTTTTAATTTTGGTAATGCAGATACACAGTCTTCTGCATATATAACTTCTTTCTCTATAATCTGACTGATTATTTTAGACTCTTCTAAAGTAATTTTAACAGCACACTCAAACCTCCATTCTGTCATAATTTCTTTTAATATCATGAAAGAAATCATACAAAAACATATTAACGTGGGAACCCTACAAGGTTCGCGCCTATACCAAATCCTGCACCAGTTCGTGCGTTAACACCCATACTTGGAATATATGTGTCTAAAATACTAAAAGTAGCCGCGGCAGTTAACGCAATAAGCGCAATTTCGTCTAGCTGAAGTGAACGTTTCGGTATAGCAAACGCCGCAATTGCTACCATCAAACCTTCCACTAAATATTTTACTGCACGTTTGAGTAGTTCGCCAATATCAATACCAGCAACGTTCATGTTATAGTTTAATAAGAGAAAAAACTTTCAAATATATATAAGCTTAAAAAGATAATTCTCATAATTAGTATAATGCCTAAAACCCCAAAAGAATTATATGCACGCGTGAATACAGACGGAACTATAAATCCCAAATATGTAGATGTTTTAGAAGAAGACAAGCCAATTGCCGGTCAAAAATTTGCGTGTGTGTCGTTCATTTCACCTGAGAAAGTTTTGGAAGATAAAAATTCATTTTTTTTTGATAAATTCCTAAAGAAATGGGAATTATCAAAATCGCTAGAAAAATTTACGCAATTTGTAAATTTTTTATCATACAAGTACAACTTTAATTTTGATGATGCTTCAAAAGAACTGGAAGATTTTATTAAAACTGAAAAGGAAATTCTACTAAAAACGTCAATGTATGAAGAATATAAAACATATATGGATAATAATGAAGAACGACTTCAAAAATCATTTGATGAGAAACATGAATTTCAAACAAGTACTCGTGGAGTAAAAATTCGTGGTTGTTTTCCTTCTCAAGGTGAAGCTGAAATTCGTGCAAAATTATTGCGTGAGTTAGACCCTAACCATGATGTTTTTGTTGGTCCTGTTGGTCTTTGGATGCCGTTTGATCCTGAAGCATATAAAACTGGCCGTGTAGAATATCTCGAAGACGAATTAAACCAACTTATGCACGAAAAAAATAAGAATGAACAGAATGCTAAAAATACTTTTGATAATCGTATAAAAGAAGCTAAACTTAACGCAATTGAAGAAAATAAAGAAAAAGCTCTAGCGTCTGGTAACAAACTATCTCAGACGGTAGATGATAACGGTAATTTAATTTCTGTGAAAGATGCAACAACCCTTGGTTACGCGAATGATGAAGTAGTGACTCAAGAAGACATCAGGCAAAAATTGTTTGAAAATGAAAATGTTGTTACCAGCCAGTCCGACCATGGATTAAGCAAAGTATCCTCAAAAATGGATTAATTACCATTTACTTTTTTTTTTGACATTTATTTGCGGTCCTTTAAGTCTTCGATTTGTAGCAGGATCATAGGTTTCTATATCTTCATCGTCGCTATCTAATCCTTTTGACAAATCCCAAAATTCTTTTGAACCTAGTTTGAACGGTCCGTGTTGTTCTGCTTTGTACCAGAATATCTGGTCTTGCAAACGGTTGCTTTTAGAATTATTATTAATCACAAGACATTCATAATTTTCTGTGCATTGGTCCATAATTTGTGAAAAACTTTCAAATGTAGGAAACATACCTGCATAATTTTCATGAATAATACGTCTATTTTTAATATATGGTTCTCGTAAAATAAAAACAAAATCAATATTTGTTCTAAGGTTAGGCGGTATACCAAGTGGATACTGCATAGTGATTATCAACATAATCTTCCAGTGTCGACCATTCATAAACAGCAAACGCATCATTTTATCTCTCGTCCACGAAGCATCATATAGACAGTCATCTAGAATCACAAATGCACGTGGGTCTATGCTGCTTCTTTTGTATGTTTCCATTTCTTTCTTAACTTGTTTAAGAACTTGTCTTTGTCTTTTCAGTATATTTTCAATAATTGCAGTATTGTATTCATCATGTATAAATAGTTTAGGTACATGATGATTATAAAATCCATTACCTGCTTCTGTTCCAGATATAACTGTTCCTATAGGAATATCTTGATGATGATACAACAAATCTCGTACTAAATAACTCTTACCTGTATCACGTCTCCCTATTAATACAATAACAGGACCTTTGTTTTCATCTGGTTTGAAACTTATCTGTTGCATATTGAATTTACTTAGTTCTAATTCAGTTGACATCTAACACCTATTCAGAAAAAATTTAGAGATATAGACCGCGATTTTATTAGTTTAATGGGGAATATATTTGTGTATAATCTCTTTAATGAGTGTAGAAAATAATGAAAGCGTGAATAATCCACTCATGGAGTTCACATATAAAAAAAATGATAATTCTCTATTATTCAAAAGTGTAGTGGATATAGATGGTATGAATGTAAAAAATCCGCAAAACTATATTCCATTATATCAGTCTTTTTATTCATTAACCCCTAAAAATTACAACGACATAAATTTAAATAACCGTAATAACCTCGTAGAGGTGAAAGAAAAAGTAACAAATAATATTTTCATATGTCAACTATACAACGCAACCACACCAAAAACATCAGAAGTTTTTTTTAAATACAGTCCCATTTTAGACCCTTCTAAATATTTGATTGGTAAATATGATATAGATGATACAGATTTGCTTTCTTTGCCTTCATTTGTTAATACAAAATCACCTATAAAAGTTCGCGACCCAAATAACACAGCATACGTTGACGGGTTCTTTAGTTATCTTACTAGTCAATTACTACATACACACCGATTTATTCATGCTTTAGATTTTTACGGTTCTTTTTTAGCAACCAAAGTAGATTTCGATTATAATATAATTGATGATCTTGAATATTTGAACGATTCAGATTTCTTCCACAAAAACAACGGTACACTTTTTAAAATTGATAACGATATTGCAAATAGTATGTTCAATTATAATACTAGACGAAATAAAGAGAGATTAACATATATTTCTAACGAGGATGAGGTGCATGTTTCTATACTTGATGACATAACGTGTGATACTCTAGAGGATATTTTTATACCAAATAATCTAAATGAGTCTTCTGAAAAACCACTT